AGATGTCCCTTTGAAGTCGCTTCCATTTGATATAATTGTTATTGTGTCACCTGCTGCGCTCAACGTTACGCTTCCGCTTCCCTCAACCGTTTCTCCTGTGTATGCTTGAACCGTGAGTGGATTAGCTCCCGAAACAACGCGTTGTATTATCAATTCACGTCCTGCCGTTGTCGTTGCAGAAGGAAGATAAATTGTTATTCCATTTGCTGTCGTATCTGCGAAAATCATTCTGTCGAAATTCGTTACAACGTAGTCGGTCGTTATTGTTCTAACTGGTTGCGTGATTGAGCCGTTGAAACTCACAGGCGCACCGAAGCGCGTCGGTGCTAAAGAAGGAACTTGTTGCGTAATGAAGGAACGTGTGCCGTTGTTTGGTTGTGAGAAACAATCATTCTTTGTGCTGTTCCAATTGTAGCCAAAGCGCACACAACAATCTTGCGTCACTACCGCAGGATCTCCGTTCGGCGTTTCCCAATTTAACGATTGGTCGAGGTTAGCAGATACAGGCACGATGTCGCAGCCGTTGTCGATGTCGAGAACGCGAATGAGTTTTACTTTCGTTAGGTCTTGTTCGCCTACGACGTACCCTTGAATTTCTAACACTCGCCAGAACGAATCAATTATCCATATTTTGTCGCTGAATTGAAACGTGAAAATGTCGTTCAAAGTAAGTGCAAACATTCCCTCTAAGATGCGCGCCTGACCGTCGAATAACTCTCGGTAGTAGTTACGCCACCAACGGTTGTAAAGGTTGTTGTATGGGTTGGCAATGATTGTGTGCGGTGGTATTTCGGGAGCGAAGTTTAAGTCGTTATCCGTAACCGTTGCGTTCATTGTCGAGTAATTGTTTAGACACTTGACAGCCGTTTGAATTACGCTGTCCGAAACCTCGTCGTACATATTCACGAAGAAGTCAGCGAAGTAGTAAAGTATGCGCGGTTTAGGTTGTACGAATTGACCTTCTGAGTTCAAGAACTTAGGGACAACCACGTCTGTATTTTCCACAGGTGCGGACGGTGTCGATGCAAAGGCTAACTCAACTTTTTCTTCACCCGTTGCGAACTCGTTAATTACTTCGAAGTCTGATTCCGTTACTTCATAACGTCCGTAGATGCGTCCGTTGTCTTTGTATATTGAATTGAAATAGTCGCCGTCTTCAGTATAGGTAAAAGTGAACTTCGCCTTTTGTAGGTCGGTGGTTGGCGAGTACATAATGTCTTTCGACAAGTCGAGTTTCTGCGACCAATCGAGCGTGTTTCCGCTTGCTATGTACTCAACCATTGGTTCAATGCGAAGCGTATTCGGCAGCGTCTTGTCAGCTACGAAAACAAGGTTGAACATCTTTTGAATCGATGTCATGAAATCAATTTGCTTCATGTCTGGAGCGTTGAACTCCATAAGAACCGTGTCGCCTGTCAATAATGTTCCGATGCTTACTAACTCAACGCCTGTTCCTGTGTAATCGTTAGCACCGTTACCCACTAAATCAATTGTTGCAGAAGGTTCTGCTCCTATTCCAAGCGAATCGGGACTATAAGACCATTGTATTTTTAGTGTGTCGCCTGCGTTTAAAGAAATAGTTTTTGTAAAGTCTGTATTTATTGTTTGAGTGGCTAAAAGTCCCGTAGGTTGAAGCCATTCCCATTGGTTTGTTAAATCAGTTATTGTGTCGTTAATCAAAAAGAAGAATGAATTTGTCGCAACAAGCAAACTTGTATTTGTATTATTCCTTGTAGCTTCTCCGTGCATCCAAATTCGAAAAGTAAACTCGCCTGTAAATGGAGCAGTATAAACACCACTACTCCAATCGTTTCCTGCATCTTCGTATTCAACAAAATCATTGTATAAATCGTAAGTTCCATCACTTGCGTCTGCAACAATTCCTATTAAATCAGTTGATAAAGCAACAGTACTCGCAACGTCATTTAATCCAAAAGCACTATTCAAGTATTGCCCATTCACAAAAGGAACGTAAACGTTTTCAAGTATGTCGCCTAAGTAATCACTGGAATACTGCAAACCTGCGTCGTTCATTATTTCGTCGAACAAGTATTGCGCCTTAACCGCAGGTGTTAAGTGTCCAACATAAAGCGGTTTGTAAGTCGGTTGCCCTGCAAGAACGGTTGAATAAACAGGTTGTCCCTCTGGATTACTTGCTGTTAGATTCCACTTGTCGCAAAGCGTTAGAATCGTGTGTTCGTTAGGTGGTGTTTCAACATTTTCATGAAGCAAGTCGTAGTCCAAATCACCCGCGACAATCGATTCAATGTCTTTCAATTTCTTTTCGTTCAACAAGCGTGCGAGGTTAGGAACTTCACCGAAGAACACAACTTCAAATTCGAACAACTTGCCGCTCTGCCAATACAACTTTTTAACCTGAATGTGTCCGCTTGCAATGGGTATCGTGTTAACAGTCAACACCGCATCAACCTTCTTTCTAAAATCAAACCAACCGTCGAAATTTACGTTGAAAATAGCACCGAAGAAGTCTACATTCGTCGCACTTGCAGGAACACGAAATTCCTGCGAGTAGTTACCTACGGAAGCGAAGTCGGTGATGTCTGTGAACTTGTAATTGAGGTGCATCTTTTCGTTCTCGTAAAGGTCGAGAATCGCGCTGTTGCCGTTGGTGTCCGTTAGCGTTAGAATTACTTGGTTCATCATAAGCCAACAGGTTGTGAGTATTTAAGATTCAAGGTTACGTTGTAAAGTTTCGAATAGCGTTCGTCCTTGATAACGAAGTTCTGAGTGTCGACTAAAACGGGTGTCAATGTACCGTCGTCGTTAATTATGTACACGTCGTTCGAACGGCAAAGCGTTTGAAGTAGATTGAACTCACCAACGCTTATCCAGTCGCTATTTATTTGTAGTCCTTTCGTTGTTGTGACGTAGCGGTCTGTTGCACCTCTGTCGTAGGTGTCGAAACCAAACGACGAAGCGTTGTAAGAACCTACCACTTTTTGGTATTGCTTACGATCGTAACTGAACGATAGCTCCGACTTCTTCGTGAAGTTGAAGTAATCAGTACCACCAACAGTGTTTGTCCAACCCAAACGAACGTTGTCAAAGCGACAATCATCAGGAACAATGTAGAAACAATACACGCGTGAAGCAGGTGTGTAAACAGGGAACGCAATTTCTTTTCCAATTTGTATAGTGTAGTATTTCGCACCTGTTAAATCTAACCCAGCCCACAAATTGACGTTAGCGTAAAACGCGCCAATCACATTCACTATTGAAGGATTGTCAGCCAAAGTTAAAAACTGCGTGTCAATCAAAACGTCGTCGTTGTCGTAAGAAGAAAAAACCACTATGTCGAAGTCGCTATCTGCAAGCAATGCCGTTGAAGAAGGCGCGTATAAAAGACCATAGTCAGCCACGCGAGTTGGAATATACACGTAGTCGCTTGACAATCCACGCGCTGCCGCTTCGCTCCATTTGTGCGTGTCGACATTTCGTTCGCTCATTAAATACTTCGTGATTCCGTCGAGCGCGTAGCGTGTGTTCGGGTTTGGTTTGTATCCGTCGCTTACTTGGTATTCAGCGAGGAACGCATACACGTCGTCGATGTCAGCCATTCCGCTACCGCTTACTGTGAACACCCCGTCAACGAGCCACCCTTCTTTTATCGTGCAAGAAATGAATGCAACGCTTTTTTGGTCTACGTCGTTCGCTGTTGTAATTAAAGAAGCGTCGTGAAATAACGATTCGCGGAAGATAGGCGCGAGGTCTAAGATACCTTTGTCCGCAGCGTTTGGTTGTACGTTGACTTGGAACGAACCGAAGTCGAACACGAAACGGAAGCCTGCGTTGGCTACGTTGTCACTTGAAGCGACAAGCATCAATCGTTGTCCGACTGGTGTGTATTCGTATGGTTGATCGTCTATTGTAATTGCCATATTGTTAAATGTCTTTAAATTGATTTTCTAACGTTGCGCTGAAGTCTTTTCCGTATGCTTCGACCACCTTCGATTCGTATTCGTCCCAAATGTTTTCGTATGCGTAGTCGAACGCGTTCCACCCCTTTATTCCGTCGCGTCTTACTTTGAACATTATCAGTTTTGCAACCGTTTGTTTCAGTTCTTCCGTTGACTTCTTAAATTTTCCGCTACTTGTATCGCGTAGTCGTATGCCCTTTATCGTCATCCAGTCGTAGATGCTTTTCTGCATTGGTGACATTTGACCTTTTGCAGGTTTGCTTCCGCTTCCGCGTTTGAATGAGTAGGGTGCGCCCTGTGACTTCTGTGTTCCATTGACACCCTTTTCACGAAACAAAAAGTATTGCCCTGCCTTGCCCTTCGCATAAACCGAAATGTTTATCGACGATCCTTTGATTTGCAACCGATAGGAAAGCGACTTTTC